TACCTTGCTTGATACTCGAAGGGGGCTTGAAGGGGTATGAGCTATTGTTAGACGCGGAATACATCAGAACCAATGGCGGGGAGGATTAACATGACGAACGAACAGATCAAAGAAAACCTTGCCGACATGGCAGCACTCCTCCGATCACCAACCCCGAGGGCGGCACTTAACAGGATAGAGGAGTTAGAAAATGTTCTACACCGGGTCGCATATTGGTTTGATACAGACCAAGAGATACTGGATAACATGACGGCGGCGGAACGTGATGATCACATCCGCCAACACAAGATTATATTGCGCGCCCTGTTTTGAGGAGAAGAATTATGATTGAGTACACAGTTGAAATCAAGCAAGAAAGGAAACAGCATGAACCTCCCATCAAACTATGACGCCTGGCGCTTGGCCGGGCCTGACGAACATCACGAAATCGGCACAGAGGACGGGGACACCTGCGGGCGCTATCCAGAGCCGGACGAAGATCAGCCGCGTGGCTTTCGCCCCCGCCGATGCACTGGCGTGATGCAGAAATGGCGCGGGGAAATTGAATGCGATATGTGTGGAGAAATGCCATGACTCACGAGACCCAATCACGGGTGAAGTACCATTCTAAAGGAGAAGACTTATGATTAAGTACACAGTTGAAGTATACGATAATGGTGATAAGTTTTGGTATCTTAATGGTAATCTCCACCGAGAGGATGGCCCTGCTATTGAGCGTGCTAATGGTAATAAGCTTTGGTATCTTAATAGTAAGCCCCACCGAGAGGATGGCCCTGCTGTTGAGTATGCCGATGGAAGTAAGTTTTGGTATCTTAATGGTAAGCTCCACCGAGAGGATGGACCTGCTGTTGAGTTTACTAATGGAAGTAAGTTTTGGTATCTTAATGGTAATTCACACCGTGAGGATGGACCTGCTGTTGAGTTTGTTGATGGTAATAATTTTTGGTGTCTTAATGGTGAGGAACTAACAGAAGAAGAGAATAAGAAAGCTATGAGCCCACCTAAGCCTTCATGTGAAGGTAAAGAAGTCGAGATTGACGGTATCACTTATACTCTAAAGGAGAAGACAAATGACTAAACTATCACACGCCTGGAACCTGACTGTTCTCGCGGCTGTAGCTATCGTATCTGCGGGAATAGTATACAAAGGGATGCCTCTGCTCGCCCTCGTTGGGTTGTTCGCTATGATTGTCCACACTGCACAGATTAAAAAAGGAGCCTAATATGCTAGTAAAAGTATGGATGCCAAATGAGACCTTCGTTATCATGGACGAAGACAAAGTAGACGAATACTTCCCTGATTCTGCAAATATCGAGATCGAAGAGATTGATACCCTCCCTGATAACTTCAGGATTAATAGCAATGAGTTCAAGTCTCTCGTTGGGTCTTTGGACGCGAAGTTCGGACACACTTACCTCGACGTAGTAGAAGAATAAATATTCTAACGACGACACAAACCTCTTGAAAACAAATGAATGGAAATACACATGACCAAATCAACTGTAATCACTTATGCAACCACTTCCTCTGCCTTCTCCTACACAGTTGGCTCCAAGCAGATCCGCCAGACGTGGTTGGACGGTTCCGGCAAGGTTATCTACTGCAAGACTGACTCCCCGCGAGGCCGTTATCTTGTGTCTCTGGCGGCCCGTAAGGGTTTTGCTAAGACACGCTAATACTACATAGCCTCACCCCTTCGGGGGTGGGGTCCCTCTAATAACTATTTTTTTTTCGAACAAGGAATTTAATGTTAACAGTTTTCTTCTTAGTCGCGATGGTTACGGCCTACCGACGAAAATAGAGGTATCTGTTATAAAGTCCAATATAAAGTAGAGTGTGTAAGCATTTAGTCTGCTAAAATAGGAGTGACAAATCTTGAAAGCGCTATATGAGCTAATCGAGAACCTCACAGAAAGACAGAAGTTTTTAATGGACATGAAAGGGGAGAACCCAGATAAGAGAAACAAGGCGTGGGAGCTATACAATCAAGACCCCGAGGGGTTAATCACAATGACTTACGGGCAGTTACTCTCTCGTATAGAAATTAAGAGCAGTTTGACAGACCTAGTTCGTAGCCTCGGCGGGACTATCAACAGAAGATTAAGGCTTAAGAAAGACGAAGTAGCCGAGATGCACTTGGGCTGGTTTGTGTTTATTGCTTATTTAGAAACGGGCATATTAAACGTCGTCCTCGAGCGTCCGCGGAAGAAGGGCAACAAGCGTACGAAACACGCCAGCTATGGGGTACGGGTGTTAGACATCGAAGCCCTAAACGGCATCATGGAGCAGATAGATAAAGACAACGTGGAGCTATTCCCCCTCTGTGAAAAACCATCGCACTGGATAGACAAGCAGTTCTACCACCCCGACTCAGGTTATCCTCTGATCAAGAAAGACCCGCATGAGGACGCGGTGAGACGTTTTAAAGAGGAGGGTGCAGGGTACTTAGTAGCTGCACTAAACAAACTCGGAGATACTGGTTGGCGTATTAACCCTTTCGTCTTCGATGTATTTAAGAAGTGCAAGTATCTGTCCTCCGACAAGACCCCCTTTAAGTTTATGAAGGAGATAGATAAAGAGAAGCGAGTGTCTCTGGAGATTGAGGCTAGGGCGATCGAGAGGCTCGCAGAGAGACATGTTGATAGTGCTTTCTACCACTTGTATAACGCGGACTTCCGAGGCCGCATCTACCCCAACACTGCCTTTCTACACGAACAATCCTCCGATAATGCAAAAGGGTTACTACTACTAGACGAGCCAGTTCCGCTAAAAGAAGAAGGTCTGTACTGGCTTAGCGTCCATACGGCTAACATGTGGGGGAATGACAAGGTTAGCTTAGATGAACGGATGCAATGGACCCAAGAGAACCTAGAAGTTCTTCTTAGCTACGTAGACGACCCAATGTTAAACGATGACTGGATGAACGCAGATAAGCCTTTTTGCTTTCTGGCTTGCTGCTACGAGTTGTTCGCCTTGTCTATTTGGCAAAACGAAGGAGAGGAAACAGAGGACTTCCCAAGTTGCCTCCCAATATACATCGACGGATCTAACAACGGAGTCCAACACCTCGCTGCAATGTCAAAAGACGAAGAAGTAGCCCCCTTGGTGAACTTAACCCCCCAGACTACCCCCGGGGATGTTTACATGTTTATCGCAGAGAAGACCATTGGCAATGTCAAAGAGGATGTTGCCAAGATCCCCGATGGTACTGCCGCTAACTTCCCTGCGCTTCTAAAAGAGTATGTTGGTCTGCTCTCCGCAAAAAGCAAGTACTCGATTAACCCAAAGTCAGAGCTTTATGCACAAGCTGATCAGAGGTTAAGAGAGTTCGGTAATCTGAAAAGAGACTTGATAACTTCATCAGCACCTTTGTTCTGGGACGCCATAAACAGTAAAAAGCTATGGCGTAAAACCGTTAAAAGACCCGTCATGACACTCGGCTACGGGGGAACCCGTTACGGTATGGTTGATATGGTACATGAGGATACTTATGGCTTATCAGACTATCTTCGAGACAAGCACAAGTCTTGGTCGAGCTATCTGGGCAACTGTATCTACAAAACTTGTTATGAAGAACTCCATGGCCCTGCCGCTATGCTGAAAATGTTCGAGAGTCTAGGCGAAAACGAAAACAACAAAGACAAACCAATTGCGTATAAGCAAGTTGTAACGGGTTTTCCTTTCGTACATAGATACAAAAAAGCTATCAGCAAGAAGGTTGACTTGAAGTACGGAGAAAGGGTATTCCAGCTTTACCTGCAAGTGTGGAAGGAGGCCACCCTGCACAAGGAGAAACAAAAGCAATCCGCTGCACCAAACATAGTCCATAGCATCGATGCTGTTCACTTAACTATGTATATCCACGATACAAACTACCCTGTTACTGTGGTTCATGACTCCTTTGGTTGCCATGCAGGTAACATGGAGTATGCTTTCCATGACGTACGCAAGAAGTTTGTAGAACTTTACGAGCTAGAACCACTAGAGCATATCATGTCTCAGATGGATGCCCTACACTTAATTCCAGAAAAAGGAACACTAAATGTCGCAGAAGTACTCAACTCAGACTTTGCTTTCGCTTAAAGAAGGTGATGTTGTTTATATAAACGCTTTTGTAGAAGGGCTAGGGCGGTCTAAAATGGTTATCTCAGAATGCTTTGAAGATTGCATCACCGGGGATGTGGCCTTCGAAGGGTACGAAGAAGACTCAGAGTATGGTGAGCTCTACAAAGAAGACTTCAAAGAAATCTACTTAGTAGTCCATGAAAACATGGTCTAAAAATACCCGTGACTAATGACCAAAGGTTAAAACCCACGGTCTTTGAAAAAACAAATCTTTAAAATTCCAAGAGGAAAATTATTATGGCTATTCTCAAAAACGCAGAACTGTTCTTCGCTAAGCTTGACCCAAAGCGCCCTAACGATCGCTTCGACAAGGAGAACCCAACTTGGGAGGTGCAGGCACGTACTCGCTCTAAGGCTCAAGCTAAAGAGTGGAAAGACCTCCACCTCAATGTAAAACCAGATGAAGATGGGGATGGTATCTTCTACAAGGTAACACTTAAAAAGAAATCCAAGAAGCGTACCGGGGAAGATCAAAACCCAGTTCAGTTGGTAAATGGTTCCTTGGAGCCCATCGACCCTAATACACTCGGCAACGGGTCTATCGGTAATATTCGACTATTCCAGTATGACTATGAGATTGCTGGCCGCAGCGGTGTTGCGTCAATGCTCATGGCTATCCAAGTGACACTCTTTAAAGAGTTCACACCCAAGCCACGCGAAGACGACTTCGAGATGACAGAAACCAAGGTCATCAAAATGGCAGATAACCAAGATGTTGACGAAGATATGGTGGGTAGTGTAAAAGAAGACGACTTGGATGATCTTAGTTTTTAAGACAACCAAATAAAAACAATGGGAATCCTTTTTTAGGGTTCCCTTTTTTATCAAACCAAGAGGCAATTTAATATGATTACAGTATACACCTGTGGTGCTATGGAACATATCTCTGAGTCCGATATGAAGGGTTGGAGGTTGTACATGGAAGAGAACCTTCCGGATGTTCGCTTCCTACACCCAACGCGCCGGATCCCTCTCCATAAACAGATGGGGGACGCTACTATGGAGACCTACAATAAGCTAAAGCGGATTGTCGCACAAGACATAAAAGACATAAAGAACTCTAGCTTGGTTGTGGCAAATCTTAGAGACAGCGAGCCGGGTAAGAAATGGGGGTCTGTAATGGAGGTAGCCTTGGCTTGGGACTGGGGTATTCCTGTCATCGGGATTGTTGACAAGAAGCAATTCAAACACCCCTTCATCTATACGATGTGTACCGAAGTTCACTATGATGTAGACTCGGCGATAGACGCGGTTAAAGATTACATGTAACACCCTGACAGGAGATGGTTATGGAATTCCGTGAAGAATATTACGAGATATACGTTGACAGCCAACTAGTAGATACTTTTGTAAGTTCAGAAAATATACTTGAGGCTTTAAACTCAATCCGTACTCGTTACCCTGACAACTCAGTTGAGGTTTACAAGGTACGGTTAGAAGAAGAAAAGGTATACTAATATGACAAACGCTAAAATGACTGGAAATATGACGAAAGTATACAAAGAAAATCAGGGCTGCCGGAGAGGACGTGATAAGGGCCATTATACCCTCTACCACATCTTCTGTCCGGGGAAACACCGCGGTATCCACCAAGGGTATATTGGTGTGTCTAAGCTCAACTTAGAGGGTGTTAAAAGGCGTTACGAGTACGAGGTGCTTGAAGCCATGTCGGATGATCATGTCCGTAAAGTTCGTCACGTCCATAATATGATGGTCCGATTCGGGTACGAGATTCAAGAGCTAGCCAGCGGCCTTACCGCGGAGGAGGCTTATGGTCTGGAGTTGGCTTTGCGGCCTATTAAGAATACAAATGCTAAGAACATTTACAACTGGAACATTGCAAAGGGTGGAAAATGAACTTTAATTTTGATGCTGTCGAAGAAGACTGCACGTGTGATTGGTCTCTGTTGGATGACCTCTTTGAAGAACGTGCAGCTATCCTAGAGTATGATGCGGGTTATACTCGCTACGTTTCAGAACAGGAAGCCGCTCAAGCACTAGGGTTCTCGAACATGGCAGCCTTAAAGAACCACGTTCAGAAGCTCAAGACAGAGGAACAGCAGTATGACACGTAATCGTGTAGAGAAAAGAATTATAGACGAGATGAAGACACAGCGAGAGGAAAATCGTATGGAGAAGATCGAAACAGAAACAGGTAACTTTGGTTATTCCAAGTATCTTGCTGACGAGGAAGAATATTATGTTAAACAAGATGTCCAATCAGAGGTAAAGGCGATCTTTGATGCGGTGGACCCCGCCCACTACAAAGAGATCGTTCCGGGCTATCAGTACTTTGACATCATGGACCATATGCTAAAGGACTGGAAGGGCTCTCAAGCACACGCATTCGGTAATGCACTAAAATACCAGATGCGGCTAGGTAAGAAGGACAACGTAGTACAGGAGATTGACAAGGCTATTTGGTACTTGGAACGACTAAAGCAAGATGTCGCGAAAAAAGGGAAACTGTAAGTATAAAAAATATACTCAAGGGAGACTATGGTAATGTTAAAAAGAGCTGAGCTAGCATACATTCGACGTATGGCAAAAATGTACGAACGGTTTGATGATCTGTCAAGGGGGGCGGCCATCTACCAAGCCTACAAGTCCTATGAGTTTTACAAAGAAGCAGAAATGGAGATTAACGATGAACAGCAACAACGTGAAGTCTTAAGATATTAAAGGCATTACCTTCGGCGAGGTAGTGAAATTATTCAAGGAGTACTCAAATTGCGGATAGTTTTCGACATCGAGGCTAACGGCCTCTTACCAACAGTATCAAGGTTCCATTGTGCGGGGGCTACTGATGTAGACACGGGCGTGGAGTATTGGTTTAAAAGCGGGCCCAAACACGAGGGGGACTTTAAAGCCTTTTTAGATTTGCTATCTGAAGCAGACATGGTAATCGCCCATAACGCCCTAGGGTATGACATACCTGCTCTCAAGAAGCTTTCGGGGTTGTACGGGCTTGATTGGGACATCGACCCCAACAAGGTGCAGTGTACCAAGGTTATGTCTCAAGTTTTAAACTACCGACGTTTCGGCTTCGGACACTCTCTAAAGCTTTGGGGTGAATTCTTCAAAGACAATAAGGGTGACTACACGGGTGGCTGGGAAACCTATAACGAAGACATGTTCGAGTACATGAAACAAGATGTTAGGTTGGGGGCGAAAGTTTACAAACACCTGATGGGGGAGGTTAAAGCCTATGTAAAGCGTACTGGTTCAAAGAAGATCCTTAAAGCACTTCGATCAGAGATGGAGATGGACAGGATCATGGTTGATCAGTGTCAGAACGGTTGGTTGTTTAAGCGAGAAGAAGCTAAAGAACTAATTCGGACTATTGAAGACAAGATGTCTACTATTGAAGAATTTATCAACCCGAAATTACCAATGAAAGTGAAGGCAAAAGATGCGGGACCGAAAAAGACGACTTTCACAAAGTCAGGAAAACTCAATCACCACATCGATAAGTGGTTTCAGCTTGGTGGCAAGTGCACTGTTGATAACAGTCCTGTCGGGGGAGAGTTCTCTCGCATTGAATTTGTTGCTGGCGATATCGGCAACACTGATACTGTTAAACGTATGCTTTACACTCTGGGGTGGAAGCCCGACGAGTGGAACTGGAAAAAGATCAACGGGAACTTCGTTAAAGTCTCCCCCAAGCTCACCGACAGTTCCTTGGAGCCCTTAGGTGAGGTAGGTCAGAGCCTTATGGAATACTACACCCTCCGTTCTCGGAAGTCTATTATGGAGGGTTGGTTCGAGCATATTGATAAAGATAGCCGACTGCATGGTGATGTTTTTAATATCGGCACACCTACCTTCCGTCAAACACACAAGATTATCGCCAACTTGCCCTCGGGTAAAGCAACCTTGGGCCCAGAGATGCGGAGCTTGTTTGTGGCAAAACCGGGATACAAAATTGTAAGTGCAGATTCTGCAGGTTGCCAGCTTAGGCTTCTTGCCCACTTCATGAACGACCCCGACTACACGCGAGAAGTACTAGAGGGGGATATCCACCAAAAGAATGCGGACGTACTCGGTAGTTCTCGTAATAATGCAAAGCCCTTTATTTTCGCTTATTTATATGGGGCTGGGGGTAAGAAACTCGGATCTATCTTGGGTGTCAGTGATAAAGAAGGGAATAAGCTGAAAACTAAGTTTACCAACGCCTTCCCTAAACTAAAAGTACTAATCTCTACTGTTCAACACATCGCAGAGGAGCAAGGATTTATCCCCGGGCTAGACGATCGACCTATCTTTACAGACAGCCAACACAAGGCACTAAACTACCTTATCCAAGGTGCTGAGAGTGTTGTGATGAAGGCCACTGTAATTATGATTGATGGGAAATTAAAGGAAGCTGGTATTGACTTCTCACACTTACTACTATACCACGATGAATGGAATGGCGAAGTCCGTGAGGACCAAGCTGAACAAGCAAAGGGGATTATTATGGAATGTTTCAAAGAAGCACCTAAAGCTTATGGTGTTAACATTATGGCCTGTGGGGACTGCGTAATAGCGGACAACTATTATGATGCACACTAGCTATGTATACTTACACCTAGACGGGGAAGAGGTTGTCTATGTAGGGTCGGGCACAGGGGGGCGTGCTTGGTCCTGCAAGGGCACGGATAGGCGTAACACTGAACACAAGTTGTGGATAGAAAATAAAATTCTAGACGACAGGAGTTTCGTTAAATTTAAAGCATCCCGTATAACTAAAGAAGAAGCCTCTATACTCGAAAGATCTTTAATTGAAAAGCTACAACCCAAGTATAACCATGAGTTCACGGAGGCTTGGCTAAAAGAGAAGTCTGAACAAGGCCACAAGATGGCTCAGTCACATAACCGCAAGACAATGACGCCATATGGTGTATTTGAGTCTATAACCAAAGCGGCTAAGGCTCATGGGGTGCATCCTAACACTATTGCATATAGGTGTGGGAGTAGCAACGCAGAGTATTGCTATCTAGAAAAATCAAAACACTGGAGAACTACACAATGAGCAAGCTTATCAACAACCACATTATCTTCTCTTATGATGAACCTCAAAACCTCCGTGTCGCAGCACAGGTCAACCGTTACCTTGATACCCTTTGGGCAATGGATAAGCTCAAGTACACTCCAAAGCTAGGTGTCGGTTCCTACAAGGGCGACCTAGAACCGATTGTTATGATGGACTACAATGACTTCATGGCGCATGTATTCCCTTCTGGCTATGTTGACAACCAAGAAAGTTTCCTCCAGCTAAACCCCCGTTCACCTCGCACAACAGCCCTCCAAGGTTCTTTGATGTTCAACCACCAAGCGACGAAACCTATCTTGCTTGGGGATTTCAAAGAGGTAAGTAAAAGCGAGGCTATCCAATCGGAGGCTTGGACGTATCTTGACGGCAAGAGCTTTGTCTGTAAGAAGTAAACAACGTATAACCAAAACTGAAAGGTACTACACATGTCTATTACAACTTCTGTTGGAGAATACATTGGCCAGCGTTTCGACAAGCTATATGAAACCGCTAAGGTTGAGGAGTTTGACATTAGCTATGAACTCCAGCTTATGCTTGATAGCCTTGAAGCAGATGTTATCCAACTCTCTAAACAAAAATCAACGACTGAGGCTGAAGAAATCCGAGAAGAAGCTTGGGAGCGTGGTTACGATAGGGGCTGGGAGCGTGGTTACGATAGGGGCTGGGAGCGTGGGATAGAGGTGGCCCGCCGTGAGCATAAGGAGAGCAACAATGGGTAGTTATTTATTTCGGGTAGTTATCGCGCTATCAATGCTTATAAACGTAATCCTTGGGGGGAGTGTCGGACAGACGCTCTCTGCGAGGAGCCATGCTAGACGTAGAGAAGGTAAAGTGAATATTGCTTGGCTGATCGACATGTTCGCTGGTAAAAACCACTGCATGGAATGTTGGGCTTATTGGACTGTAAGAAAATGGTGAGGGATAAGATGGTTGGTTACAAATTATTTCGTAAGATGAAAGACGGGTATGCCCCGCTCTTCATCAATAAATCACAACGGCTTCAGGAAGGGGTTGAATATGCTTTTGAAGACAAACCTACCAAGGGGTTTGCCCACCGACCCGGTTGGCATGTTTGTTCCAAGATGGATGCCCCTCACCTAAAACAAGGGGAGGACACCAACCGGGTGTGGTGTAAGGTGGAGTTTACACACATGCAGACTGTTAAGAGACCTGCTTCACAAGGCGGTGTGTGGTATCTCGGGTCAACTATTAAAATTATTAAGGAAGAAAAGTATGTTTACAATTGAGATGGGAATTGATGCGGGATTGGGCACCACTGTAACAACTCTGGATGACAACGGGGGGGGGTATAGTGACGTGGAGGTGATCCTCTATGAAGATCAGGTGTTTATCCGACAGGATGACGAAGATGGTTTTGTACAACTCATAAACCTGTCTGTACAACAAATGAGGGATATTGTGGCTTCAATGTCACTACCTGAGGGAGCTTATTACCAAGAAGCCTCCTTGAAATAGAAACCAATACAACCCAAACTGGAGATTACAAGTATGTCAACTGTAACCTTGGAGTTAACTGAAGAAGAACTTGCAGACATTATTGAAGTGGCTATGGACAGTGTTCATGACATGGATGTGACTTTCCGAGACTACGCAGAGGCGGCGGCTAAGGCTGTACTAAAGGAGACTACCAGATGACTACTGTTGTTAAAGGACATAAGATTGAGCCTTATGCTAACCTACGTGATACTGACCTAAGTGGTGCTAACCTAATTGGTGCTGACCTACGTAATGCTGACCTAAGCGGTGCTGTCCTAAGTGGTGCTAACCTACGTAATGCTCACCTAAGTGGTGCTGACCTACGTGGTGCTTACCTAAATGATGCTAACCTAAGTGGTGCTAACCTACGTAATGCTCACCTAAGTGGTGCTGACCTGCTCTGCACAGGTAACATGAAAGAAATTAAATCCCTCCAATTTGAAAAGTGGGGTGTAGCGTACACTTATGACACCCTACAGATAGGTTGCAAAAAGCATAGTATTGAAAGGTGGCGTAGATGGGATACGCCAGCAGGTAAAGTTTGGATTGATAATATGGATAGTGATGCAACAGAGTGGGCTTGTAAGTTTATGCCTATCGTGTTGATGTTGATTGATACTTCACCAGCAAGACCAACTAAATAGGAATAATATAATGGACTACGAACTAGAGAAACATCTGCGTGACTTGGGGGTACTGCCATCAAACACTGATGATGAACTGGTAGGTAAGAGCTACAGCCCGTGCCCAACACTTGCTAAGGGTTACTTCAATGACCCACGAGACCCAATCACGGGTGAAGTACCATTCTAAAGGAGAAGAACAATGATTAAGTACACAGTTGAAGTCTACCCTAATGACTAACAAGAATAAAGGATAAGAGTTATGGAGTATGATTTTAAAGATGGCAACGGACCTGTACCTGCACATAAGCATAGTAACGGAGGCGGTTGGGTTGCTGATACGGCTACTGTAGCAGAGACTGCTTATGTTGGGCCTTATGCTAAGGTCTCTGGTTATGCTAAGGTCTATGGGTGTGCTCAGGTCTCTGAGGATGCTAAGGTCTCTGAGGATGCTAAGGTCTCTGAAAATGCTAAGGTCTATGGGTGTGCTAAGGTCTATGGGTGTGCTAAGGTCTATGGGTGTGCTCAGGTCTCTGGTTATGCTAAGGTCTCTGGTTATGCTAAGGTCTCTGAGGATGCTCAGGTCTCTGGTTATGCCGAGGTCTATGGGTGTGCTAAGGTCTATGGGTGTGCTCAGGTCTCTGGTTATGCCGAGGTCTCTGGTTATGCTAAGGTCTCTGAGGATGCTCAGGTCTCTGGTTATGCCGAGGTCTATGGGTGTGCTAAGGTCTCTGGCTATGCCGAGGTCTCTGAGGATGCTAAGGTCTCTGAGGATGCTAAGGTCTCTGGTTATGCTAGGGTCTATGGGGGTGCTGAGGTCTCTGAGGATGCTCAGGTCTCTGGTTATGCCGAGGTCTATGGGTGTGCTAAGGTCTATAGGTATGCTAAGGTCTATGGGTGTGCTAAGGTCTCTGGTTATGCTAGGGTCTATGGGGGGGCTGAGGTCTCTGAAAATGCTAGGGTCTCTGGTTATGCCGAGGTCTCTGAGGATGCTCAGGTCTCTGGCTATGCCGAGGTCTCTGAGGATGCTAAGGTCTCTGAGGATGCTAAGGTCTCTGAAAATGCTAAGGTCTATGGGTGTGCTCAGGTCTCTGGTTATGCCGAGGTCTCTGATTATGCTAAGGTCTATGGGTGTGCTCAGGTCTCTGAAAATGCTAGGGTCTCTGAGGATGCTCAGGTCTCTGGTTATGCCGAGGTCTCTGAAAATGCTAAGGTCTCTGGTTAT